GCAGCATCTTCGGCTTCCTTACGCTTCTGTTCAGCATCGCGACGTAATCTTTCTTCCTTCTTCTGATTGACCTCAGCGAGGGCCTCCTCCCTCTCTGCTTCCATAGCCGCAAAATCCTCAGCTACTCCCTTGGCGGCAAGAACCTGATCGTTCCATACCTCCATGGCTTCATGCGTGTCCTGGACAGCGCTCGAAACAGCCTTGACCTTATATTTAGAACCCTTCTCCTGCTTAGCCTGATAAGCTAACCCACTCGCGGACTTACAGTCACGTGCCTTATGCCCTGAGGCATGACACTTATGACAAGTACCATTAAATGGGGGCCCATCTCCCTTGCTGTTTCCGGATCCCAACATACCGATCGAGGCTTGACCATGATCAATCTTCCTCACCAACCTCCAACCCTTGCGTTCCCCGAACTGGTCATAAACCGGAACTCTTCGGTATTCGCAAAGATTGTAGGAGCCACTGACATCATCTTCAGGTGACAGCTCTATGTCAACCTTCCTCTTCCGTGACTCCTCGTCCACCTGCCTTGCAGTGTAGACGTCAGCATCAAATACTGGAGCTATAACTCTCCAATACGCACCAGCTTGTACTACAGGTGCTATAACTACTGGCGAAGGGCCAGTAGGATCCACGTAAATTCGTTGAAATATGCGCGGTGTGTCCATTTCATGACCTCTCAGTCCCCATTCAATTCTAGTATAGCCAACTGCAACTGTCGCAGTCCTCATGGGGCAATTTACCTACACTTTTACTTATCGCACAGCTTCGACATCCAAAATCCACCAACAGATCCTCCCCTGGGGAGAGTTCAGCCTCGACTTACGCTAACGACGCTGCGATTGGTTAAACAACTCCTTACCTGATTCTCAAATTGGTGGTGAACTCTACAACTAAATGCTACCTCGCAGGCTGTTCCGTTGATTAAAGCACAAGAGGACATTAGATCATGTCCAACATGTGCACCAGACTGCTATGGTGTTGGTACTGCCTTGTAACTACAGTTCGAGCCAGAGAGTAAGCTCAAACGGGCGGGATTTTAACCCAGGACTTGGCTGAGTGTCGGTACTTGCTGCCCTGTTACGGGTGTTTCCCTAGCTCATTGCCCAGCAACTCAATGCAGATCGCAAAGCACGCCGTCCCCTCGCGTGGAGTACTCTAGAGTCCC